CTTTAATAGTAGGATAAACATAAATCTTTGATTTATGTTTATCGTTCCTTCTTTATTTTATTCTTAATAATATCATCTATTGTTATTTTTAATTCTTCATAAGTAGCAGGACTAATATCCTTAACATAATTTTTAATCTGACTAAATAACTGTTCAATTGGATTTAACTGGGCATTATACGGAAGAATATATATTATTTTATTCTTTGAATTTTCTATATTATCTTTAACTATTTTGGATTTATGAAATTTTGCATTATAATTAAATGGTTTTTGTATGTGTCTTTTATAAATTCATCATAAAATGCATTAAACTTGTCTGTATCTATACTATTCTTTTGATATAATTTATATCCTATTATCTTTCCATATTTCATAGCACAAACAAAATTAAATTTAACAAACGGATATTTATGAATTGTTTTATAACATCTTTTACCTTTTGAACCAAAACTCTTATTCATACTTAAATAAAATCCTGTTTCGTCAATAGATATTAAATTGTTCTTATTAGAATTTAATATTTCTTTATAGTAATCTTTTTTATCTTGTTTTAATGTTGGTAATTTCTTTTCTGGATAATATTTAACTCTTAACTGTTTATAAGTTATGTCTAATTTGATTATGTAAAATAAATATGAAATAGAAATATATACATCATATTTAGAATTTATTTTATGACTTATATTTGATAAATTTATAGATGGTTTATTATCAATAAGTTTTTTATATATTTCATTATTGTGTTATTTAGTTTTGTTTTTCTTGATTTATATGATTTACGTTTAATATAACCTGTTTCAAAATATCGTTAGATCCATCTATGTAATGTTGATTTTTTACAATCTATTAAATCACATACTTTACGAATACTTTTTAATTTAAGATACAATTTAACAGCAGATAATTTATAATCATTACTGTGTTGTTTTGTCATAAAATAATATTATATTATATAAAAAATTGATTTTTTTTATTTAAGTTCAGATATAGTTAATCTTCTAATTGTATTTTCATCATATTTTACTAAAGCGTCATATCCATCTTTCCAATATCTAGCAGGAATTGTATATGATGGTTTTTCTGGGTCAATAAATTGAGCACCAAATCCTTTTCCTGATAATTTACTTTTTTCTTTTTTAGAACGAATACCATTTATCGCTCTTTCTGATAAAAAATATTTTTTATCAACACTATCTCTTGATTCTAAGATTGTTTTAATTGGGATTCTATTTTTTTTTAGTAAAATAGGTTCTATATCTTTTGGAAAAATTTTTAAATCTTTACGAAATCCTATTATTATTACTCGTCTTCTATTTTGCGGCACCTCAAAATCTGATGCAAAAAGTTTATTTATATGACAATTATATTCTTTTTCAAAATTACTCATAATAATATCAATTACTTTTTCTCCATTGGCTGTTTTCATTGATAATATACCAATAACATTTTCCATAATAAATGCTTTGGGTTTGAAAAAATCAATATATTTACAATATTCGACAAATAATGAATTTCTTGGATCTTTTTTATCTCTTTTACCTGCTATGCTCATACCCTGACAAGGTGGTCCTCCAGATACAACATCAATATTAAAATCAATATTATATTTTTTTTTAAATTCTTCAGGTGTTAATTTTGTTAAATCCTCACAAATTGCTAAATGATTATGATTACTTTTATAACTATCTATCGCTTTGTCCCATATATCAATACCTGCAATAACATTCAACCCTGCATCAATCAAGCCACTCGACATACCACCGCATCCGCAAAATAAATCAATAACATTTAAACCATTAGATTTGGAATTCATATTTTGTTGTTTGTTTAATATATTAGTATTATTTGTGTTTATGTTTTCAATTTTTTGCATTATTGTATACAAATATATGTTTTTTGTTTATACGAGATTTATATGTTTGTTTATACAGAATTATTGATAACTATATTATTTATATGTATTGTAAATATTATTTAATATACAACTTATATAAAAAATTGATAACTATATATATAGCCATATAGTTCATATGAAATCCATACAACAAGCCAATATGAATAATAAACAAAATTCTGATGATATAAATAGTTTGACTACGGATAAATTATTCCGATTAGCTGATTTACATTTTAATCAAAAGAACTATATCTACAGACATCTCTACGACTCCTATAATAAATTTCTAGAAGAAGATATAAAAAATTTTCTAGAATTTGGAGAACATATTTTTACGGAGAGTATGACTCAAACTACATATTATAGATATAGATTTTCATTTGCAAATTGTCGTATATTTGAACCTGTATTAGATAATGGAATTGAGCCAATGTTTCCAGCAGATGCTCGTCATAATAGTCAAACATACAGTGTTAAAATTGTTGCAGATATTACACAATATCAGGATGTAATTGATATTGCAACGGATGAGATTATTGTTAATAAAGTTGGCGAAACAGAAATGGGTGTTCCAATTGTTATGATGCCTTTGATGTTACGTTCAAAATGGTGTTCGCTTATAACAAGAAAAGAAATCGATAAGAATGAATGTAGCTATGACCCTGGTGGTTATTTTATTATTAATGGTAATGAGAAAGTTATTATTTCTCAAGATAGAATGGTTGAAAATAAACCATTAGTGTTTGTTAAGAAAGATTCTGGAACTCTCACACATACAGTTCAAGTAAATTCAAAATCGTATAAACCTCAAGGAATAACTCAAATTATTTCTGTGAAGATGAAGAAAGATAATATTATAACAGTTAAAGTTCCAATTCTAAATGAAGTAAATGTATTTGCTCTTTTTAGAGTTTTAGGATTAGAATCGGATAAAGATATTATTAGTTATATTACATATGATACACATGATACCTATATGGTTGATTTGATTAGAATTTCATTAGATGAGTGTAAGAATGAAAAAGGAATAAAAATACAAACAACTGAGGAAGCGATTGATTTTCTGATTCCAAAGCTAAGAGTGCTTCGTAGATATACTGAAACAAATAAAGAAACCAAATTAATGCAGAAAAAGATGCATTTATTAAACTTATTATCTAATAGTTTTCTTCCACATGTAGAGGGAGGATTATCAAATAAGGCATATTATTTAGGATATATGATTAATAAATTACTAAAAGTAGTATTAGGCAGAGCAACTGTTGATGATAGAGATTCATACATTAATAAACGAATTGACCTTCCGGGAGATTTATTATTTGAATTATTTAGACCACAATTCAAAAAAATGTTAGGTGAATGTAAAAAGTTTTTTGATAATAGAAATAGAGATGTAGGTAAACCAATCAATGTTATATCTCATATTAAGCCTAATACAATTGAGCAGGGTTTGAAAGCAAGTCTATCAACAGGAAATTGGATTCGTAGACAAGGTGTGAGTCAAATGTTACAAAGACTAACTTATTTACAAACAATTAGTTTTTTGCGTCGTGTAGATGCACCAAGTGGCGATGCAAGTTCATCAAAACTTACATATCCTCGATATTTGCATTCATCATCTGTTGGATTTTTATGTTGCGTACAAACTCCTGAGCATGCAAAAGTAGGATTAACCAAACACTTGAGTATATTGAGTAGTATTAGTATTATGTCTGCTGACCAATATCAGATGTTGAAAGAATTTTTAAAACAACAAATTATTAATATTTCTGATATTAATCCTTGTAGATTGAGAGATATTGATATATATAAAGTATTTTTAAATGGTGATTGGATGGGTATGAGTGAAAATCCTATAAAGTTAGAAAATACAATTAATCAGATGAGATTTAATGGAGAAATAGATATTGAAAATGTATCAGTTGTTGCAGATCACGATGAGTGTGAGATAAAAGTATATTGTGATTCTGGAAGAATGATACGTCCAGTCATCAGTATTACTGATAATACAGTTAATTTGAAACAACATCATATTGAATCAATCTCATTAAATAAAATAAATAAATTAGATAAAGTTACTGATTGGAAGCAATTTTTACACAAATATAAAGGTGTGATTGATTATGTATGTGTGGAAACACAACCATATGTAATGATTGCTGATAAGATTGATAAAGTAGAACATATGAGACAAAGAATGATTGAATCAATCAGTAAAGTAAAAGATATTGTATCAAAACATACAGATAATAGATACGATGATATGTTTTATTTGAAATATACATATTGTGAGATACATCCATCATTATTATTTGGAGAAATTTCAACAAATGTTCCTTTTAGTCATCATAATCCAGGCTCTCGTAATATTTTTCAATATGCTCAAGGCAGACAAGCAATGGGTATGTATTCATCAAATTATAGAGATAGATTGGATATTAGTTTTATCTTGTATCATGTTCAGAAACCAATAGTATCAACACGAACCAGTAAATATATTAATTCTGAAATACTACCATCTGGTGAAAACTCAGTTGTGGCGATTGCTTGTTATACTGGATATAATCAAGAAGATTCTTTGATTTTTAATAAAACTTCTATTGATAGAGGTAAATTTCGTTCAATGTATCTTAAGAAATATATCATATCAGTTCAAAAAAATCAGAGTAATTCTCAAGATGATGTATTTATGAAACCAGACCCAGCAAAATTAATTAATTTGAAAACTAATAATTTTGAAACATTAAATGATGCTGGATATGCTCCAGAAGAAACAGTATTAAAATTTGGTGATGCTATTTTTGGAAAATGCACTCCAACTGGAGATGTAAAGAAGCCGTTTAAAGATGGTTCAGAATTCTATAAGATGAATGCAGTTGGAGTAGTTGATAGAATGTATATTGGTATTCAAAATAATGAAGGATATGAAACAAGGAAAGCCCTTATTCGTTCTGAACGTATTCCAAATATTGGTGATAAATATTGTTCTCGCAATGGACAGAAAGGAACTATTGGTATTAAACTAAAAGGAACTGATATGCCTTTTACAAAAGAAGGTATTCGACCTGATATTATTTTGAATCCAAATGCTATTCCGAGTCGTATGTCTATTGGACAACTGATTGAGTGTTTGATTGGTAAAGTTGCAGCTGTTCAAGGATTGGATGCAGATGGAACAGCATTTGAGTCTTATGATATAGAAAAACTAAAACAAACAATGGGAAAACTTGGATATCATCCAGATGGAACTGAATATTTGACAAATGGTATGACGGGTGAGAAAATGAAAGTTGCAATATTTATTGGTCCGACGTATTATCAGAGATTGAAACATTTGGTTGAAGATAAAATACATGCTCGTGCAAGAGGACCCAAAACTGCTCATACCCATCAAGCACCAGAAGGTAGAAGTCGAGATGGTGGATTAAGAGTGGGTGAGATGGAACGTGATGCATTACTTGCTCACGGAATGGCTAAGTTTACAAAAGAGAAACTTATGGATAACTCGGATGCGTATAGCACATTTGTTTGCAATATATGTGGATTATTTGCAACAAGGAAACAAATGGAAAATGATAAAGCATTTTCTTCGGATACAGATACATATTATTGTCCGAGTTGTAGTAATAATAATGATATTAGTAAAGTTAGAATTCCATATGCATTTAAATTATTTTTGCAAGAACTTTTGTCGATGTGTATTGCAGCACGAATTCGAATAAAGAAAAACACATACAAGTTATAACTTGATGCACTGGAAATAGGTGTTAGGGCGTTCAAAAACCTGATTGGGAGCCAGAAATGGATATGGTTGGTGACACAGCAATACATCTGAGAAAGATTTTTCCAATTCTCTGCAGATAAGTTGTTGGGACTCTCGATACACACCATTTTTGTATTCCTCGTAAGTTCTGCGATTCAAAAATTCAGCCATCGGAACAGTTATGACGTTGAGCTCCTCAATGTTGGCTTTTTTGAAATGAGGGTCTTGAGAGATTGACATGACACCTCCTCTCGTCGAATACTCAGTCACAAACACTCCTCCATCAACCAATAGATTGGCGGTATCGGCAAACAGTTTGGGAAGACCATCCATGAATTTGAACACCGACCAATCAAAAATTACCGCTCCAACAAGTAATCCAAGAGCTTCAAGTTGGGCTTTAAGAACAGCACGTCCTTCTGTCGATGCGTAGTTGCAGACGATATTTGGGTTAGTTTCTGGATTGATGTCTATTTTTAGAACCTGAATAGACTGTTGATTTTCAAGTGGGAATTCGAATGCATTTTTACCAGTTCCTCGCCCGATAATCAAGATAACCAAAGGTTTGGGGTCTTTGAGTTGCTTGAGAACAAATGCCTCTTGGAGCAGGAGTAAATAATCAATCAGAGATTTCGAATCAAAAGAATTTGAATGTACAGCAGCTGCCATGTCAATAGATTGCGAATAGATTTGTAATTTATTTATTAAAAAATATAATGATATTTACATTATTTCAATTTTTATTATCTGAACCATATAATAAAAATGAATAAATTTTTTAGAAATATAACAGATGATTTTGGACGATTAGCATGGTCATCAGCCAAAACCTCATATGGTCAATGTCATTGGGGGCAACGAAAATTATTATATTCCGAGATTGAATTTTTATTGTATTGTGCGAAGCATATAGACTTATCCGAATGTGTGGTATTGTATGTGGGTAGTGCACCCGGAAATCATACAAATATTTTGATAGAAATGTTTCCAATGTTACGATGGTTGTTATATGATCCGAGAGAATTTGCGATTGATAAAAAATATATAGATAGCGGTGTTGTTGAGATACATACAGGTGATGATGGATTTTTTACAGATAATCATGTTCAAAAAGTTTTAGATAATCCGATAACAAAAGGTAAAAAAATATTATTTGTGTCTGATATTAGATTCAATACTGATGAAAAACAAATATTTGCAGAAAATATCAATCAACAACGATGGTTAATTGGATTAAATGCATTTGCCTATATATTAAAACTTAGAATATTGTATGATTATAGAAAAAAATTTGAGTATGATATATCGGATATTAAAGATAAACTTGATATGAATGACTTGATTGTTCCAGACAATTTGATTGGTAAATTTTTGTATTTGGATGGAGAAGTTGTAACTCAATTATATGCACCCATATATTCTGGTGAGGGACGATTATTTGGAAAAATAGGTTCAGATAATAAATATAAATGTAGATATTATGATTATCAAAAGTATGAAGAAAATATGATGTATTTTAACGAAGTTGTTCGACAACAAAAATTTAGTTATAAGGATTCAGAAAAAGTTAAGCAACATATTCTTGAATTTTCTGATACTTATGATAATGTTGGAGAATATTATCTGATACGCAAATATCAGAAAATAATAAAAAAGAAATCTGGATTTCGTCATATTATAAAATCATTATATCGGATAAATAGAAAAATGTGCAAATTAGCAAGAGGTAGTTTTGTTCCCTGCACATATATTTCATTTATGAAATTTTACAAAGATTTGGAGGATAAGAAAAAAAATATCAATAAAGCAAAATCTATGACAGAATTTGAAAGAATGCGAAGAATTCAATCATATGTGTTAGAGCAGCAAACTATTCTAAAAGCAGGATATGAAAGATACAAAGTTATCAGAATAGAATTAGAAATACAAAAAGATAAATGGTTTCCTGTAGGTGATATATTAAAAAAATCTACATATGAGAAACAGATTAGAAAAGCAGATAAGTTGATAATCAAAATAGATAATTTTATAGATAAAATACAAAAATTAATTAAATAATTTTATATAAAGTATATATTGGATGATGATATATGTCAGAAATAATTGAGAAAATTACATACATTATTAGTTGTGGCTATGAAGAATATATTGATTTTGAATCTAACAATTTATCAAATCATCTTGACCAGATTCTGATGGTTATAATGGATGATATGTTGGATGATGTTTTTGGGAATCAAATTAAGTGATTTGTAGAAGTGTGGATATGATACCCGAAGCAGGTGTTCCTAATCCATTTGATAAATCATAAGATATATTTTGACTATTAGTGCCTATCGGATATAAGCCATTAGTTGATTCAGAACCAACCAATTCATATAATGCGGTTAGAAATTTTAAACTATTAAGTGGTAGTTTTCCTTCATTGATTCTTTGCTGATTTGCAATTGATACCAATCCACCCATACAAGGAGCCGCTAAACTTGTTCCACCAATCGTATATAGAGTTCTATTCACATATACATTAAGCCCAGTATCTGGATCAGCAATCGCCGATATATCAGGTGTATTTTTAGTTCTACCACTCAATACAGGAAATACTGATGATTGATAAGCTGGTTGTGATGCAGTTCCTGCTCCACTCATAGAACCAAATCCACCTCCAGATGTATTGGTATTCCATAATGTTTCAAATACTCTATTGTTTTCTGATACATATAATGAGGTTCCACCAACTCCAACTACATTTGGCGAACAAGCAGGATAACAACTACCACCCGTTGTATCACCTGAACTCGCCAAAAAAACAGTATTGGTAGCTGAAGCAAATACACTTTCTAATCCACTAAATGCACTCTGAATCCAAGTTGTAGATTGTAGACCCAAACTCATCGATACAACATCTGCTCCAAAAGCCACAGCTCCACGAATCGCAGTTGTCAAATCTGTAGTGGAGGGTGTTTTTGCATGAACCAATACAATATGTGGTCCACTAGTTGCAACTCCACTTCCAGCACCTACACTCATTCCCCATGCTGCCTGAACATCTAAAGCCATTTCGGGTGTCCATCCAGTAGTGGTGGTATCATATGCAGGAAGAGATGTAGAAGATTGAACCCATTCAAAAAATGTAGGAACTGTTGCGGCAGAGATTATACTGGTAGCGGTAGTTTGGGTTAAATATGTTGGTTTACCTACAGTTGAGGTATTAGGTGCGGTAGCATATAAGGTTGGATATGGGATACCATTTGCAGTGCAGAATAATTTTAAATCATTCCATGCATAATAATTTTTATTATACAGATAACAATCAATTATTGCAATTATTGAACGTTTTTTACCAACAGCTGGTTGAGGAGATGGAGTCAATCCATATATAGAAGAAATAGTGCGAACCGGAATAGGTTGTGCGATAATTGATACAACCGCATTAGCAGTAATTGCATGGGGAACTATACTGGGAGTAGCTATGTTTGAACCAGTAGATGTATTTGAACTAGTACTAGGATTTTTGGTAGATATTTTATAGTATGGTTTCATATTAACAGTTGGAGTTGTGGGTTGTGCGGGTTGAGCTGTGTTACTTTTTAACAGATTACTAAAATGTATTGATAATGACATAATATTAGAAATCAAAATATTATATCATATGAGAGAATCAATCACTCAAACTAATTATATAATAACTATTTTTTTAATTTTTTTATAAACATAATATCTATATTATCATCTGATATGAAATTATCATTGCATAGATTTATATTTACATTATAACAAACAAGTTTTTCGACTAATCTGATATTCAAACAATCACTAAAATGTGTTTTAAATATATTAAATATTTTGATTGATAGATTATCATCTATACTATTTTTCTCATTTTTAATAATCTTTATAAGTAAATTATAAAAATAATATTTATTTCCGCAAGTATATTGATATTGAGTATTTATATATTTGTATGATTTTTTAGTTAATCTTAATCTATTTTTTATTATCCGATTAAAAATATTTATCGTATTATTAAGAATAAAATTATTTTTCATTATTTGATTAAGCATATACATGTATTCGGTATCTGCATACAAATTATCATATATGTTGATATATATTTCTTCTAATATTTCCAATATATCAAAATTTTCCAAAATAAAATTAATAAATTTTTTATCATCTATTTCTTTTCCTAGTTTTATTATTTTTTTCAATATATCACTATTAGTAGCTAATTCAGAACAACATCTAACCAATAGCTCTGAATATTTATATTCAACATCATTTTCTTTCATTTTATACAAAAGATTTTTTGAATCATCTGATAAATCTACTAATAATAATGTTTCACTTATAAGAATTACTTTTTTATCTTTGGTACTACATATACCCATTATATAATAAATAAACTGATTATATTTTTAACCCTTGTGAATTATAATCCTATAATCAATTGATTGTCCAGTAAGTTCATTATTTCTAATAATACGTAATATTTGTTTTACTTTACCATAATAATAAAATGCTCCGGGGTCTGAATCAAGTATTTTTTTCATTTGTTTTCTAGTCAAACCATATTCATCTAATATTAGCTGACACTCAGATGGATTGAGTAATTCATATTGAGGCGAACATACCATATCTGTTAATTTTTGTAAGAAAAAAACTTCTCGAAATACTTCTATCTTTCCACTAGAAATAATTTGTTGTTTGGTTTTATCTTGTATGCTATCAACAACAAGAATCTTATGTAAATCTTTATGAGTATTCATAAATTCAATAATATTTGGTGCTTTGTTTAATCCTGTTATTTTATAAGGCACTAATTTCAAAACAACAAAATTTCCATTAGAAAGCTTTTTTTCTTTACTATCTGTGGGGTCGTATGATGCAAATTCATTTAAATCAATATCAAGTGCAATTTTATATTCTGACTCATCATTATGTGTATCAATCAATCCACTCACAACTGATTTAATATTATCTTTTTTAATCCATTTTCTTTCTCCTAACATTTCAATAATATTAGTAATTACAGTATGATGGATTGTATCAATATCTTTTTTTACAGGTAATAAAAGGGGATTTACAGAAGACATTATATGATATATATTTATATTTATTTATATATCATATAATAATCAATTTTTATAATAGTATCTAAAAGAATCTCAAGATTAATTTTTAATGAATTCAGAAATTAAATGGTTGTGTGATCGATTGGATACAATTGAATCTAATTCTATAGTGTATGTATCGATTGGTTCAGCTGCACATATGATGAAAAAAAAAGATAACTCAAATCAATATATATTGGAACCAACATATAATCAACAGTATCCAATATTTTTACAAAATTTAAGAAAAAATATAACTCATATACCTATACATATATTTTTGATGGATCCAGAGTTAGAATCTCCATCATGGATAATATCAAATGAAAACAGACAGATATCCGATAATATTAAATATATTGATTCCGATATATATTTAGATAAATCTAATAATCTGAAAATATATGAGTTTAGACATTTAGTTAGCTATCCGTGTGACCACTATCCATCCACACATAGTATTCGGATTCATGATTTTCTAAATAAGTTAAATAACTATTCTATCAAATATAATTGGTTGACTGTATGTCATGATTTTAGTGGAAGAAATATTGCAAAACTAGCTTATTATTATGATGATATGTTGAGAGGGCATCTGAATCATATTATTTATGGATTAGCTGCAAGAGATGATAGAAATTGCTATATTGATTTATGTTTACCTGAATGTGATTTTGTATCAGACTATGATGGTAAATCAATTACTGTATTTAATCCATATGATTGTATAAAAAATAATATATCTGATAATATTATTATTAGTAAACAAATAGAACTATCACGAAAAGTATCAAAAGACCATATTATTAATGATATATTGACTTGTATGCGTCAGATTGGACTAGTTTTGGATGGAGAGAATATTCAAATATCAGTTTGGGATACTGCATATATTAGAGATAAATATACACTACCAATAGACAAAATGATAGAAGAAAAAGAATTTGAAATACTTTATGGATTAATTATCTCTATTTGTGAAAAAGAGATAACAAAATATTTAGAAAAAAAACATACAACAGAATATATTGATAAATTATTTGCAAAAGTATATGAACAACAAAATCACTATCGTAAGGATTCAATTATTAGAAATGAATTATAATTTTTTATTTTTTGAATTATACTTTAGATATTTACGTTTATAGTAAGTATCCGATGAACCACCACCTAACATTCCGTATAAGTTCCAAAAGGTTTTAGGTGCAGCTGGTGGTTGAGATGTAGCTACTGCTGCTTCTTCTGCTCGTCTCTTGGCTGCTGCTTCTTCTGCTCGTCTCTTGGCTGCTTCTTCTTCTTCTTCTTCTGCTTTGGCTGCTTCTTCTGCTTGTCTCTTGGCTGCTGCTTCTTCTGCTTGTCTCTTGGCTGCTGCTTCTTCTGCTTGTCTCTTGGCTGCTGCTTCTTCTGCTTGTCTCTTGGCTGCTGCTTCTGCTGAACTAGCATACGGATTCATGCTTTGTGGAAACATTTGTGTACTTTCAATATAATTTTTAAAAAATTGCATATTTGAATAATTTCCATTTCTAACACATTCACAATCACTAATCTTATACTCTCCATCTACATATATTCCATCATCTCTTTGTTCAATACCTACAGGTTGTAAACCAATCTGATATATAAAGTTACAATATTTTTCTTTTTGTTTCAAATCTGCATCTACCCACTCATCATCTCTTAATATTTTTATATCATCCATATCAATTATTGGTGATTCACTCAGATCCCCAGCTAATCTTTTTAATTTTATACCAGAATTGGTATTCTTTCTTTCTATAGTAAAGTGCATTTTTCTGAAAATACCATTTATATCCTTAACCTCTTTATTAATTTCTACTGGATTTATAGACTTTTTTTCTTGAATTTTATATTTATTAAATAGTTCTTCTTGATGGGGGCGAAGTGATAGCCATTGTCCAGCTACATACATTTTACGTCCTGTATATTGTTCTTGAACTTTAACTGGTACCTTTACTTGAGCTTCAACTGGTACCTTTACTTTAGCTTGTTCGATTAATTTAGCTTGTTCGATTAGTTCAGCTTTTTCTATTTGTTCAATTATTTTTTTTGATTGTTCTATGTCACCTATAGGTTGCGGAGTCTCTGGTCTGACAGCACCCAATTTATTCGAAATATCTGTAGGTGTATCTATTTGTATTGATTCGGGATTTAATTTTTTAAATATTTCTATAAATGTATTATATATATCATCAGGTATTGCAAAACATATCTTTTTATATTTTGTATTAGTTGTTTGTATAACCTCAAAAAATAAAGAAGCAATAAATTTACAATACCCTTCCCGATCATTACCATAAGCAAAATTACCACATCCCCATGCTCCCAAAATAAGAACATCTGGATGTTGTTTTAAACCATTACAACAAGTATATATATTTCTAATAATATTTTTAAGCTGTTTTTCAAAGTGTAATTTTACATCCTGAATATTTTGTAGCATTATAAATTTTTCTGAACCATCAGGATTCTTTAATACATTACCTTCATCATCCGTTTCTTTTAGTTTTGAATCATATAAATCTGGTGCAGCAGCAGTAATTATTGTAGCTTTGTATTGCTTTTCATAATGGTGACATCCAGTTCTATCAATTAATCCATCAAATTTTACATTTTCTGATAAAATAATTTGCGACTCAAAAGATTTCCATGTCTTATATCCATATACCTTTTTATATGGAGCATCAGTACGAAATCTAACATCAATTTTTATATCACCAAATTGTTTTAATTTTCTCACTAAATCATACTTATACGAACAGTTAACTAATGCTTCTTCTTGTGCATTGAATAGTTGCCACCATTTTCCTCCGCATAATTGATGATTTGCAAAACTTAATGCACTTACTTTTCCATTCATCCCTCCCTCTCTATTACCATAATAATGTAAAATTGCATTATTTGTATATGTTTTTGCAAATTCAATAGTTGGAAATGTTTCAACTTTTTCTTTAACATATTCCAATGTATGATCTATAGGAATCTCTACATTTACATCAGATACCATAACTTGTGGTTTACTTGAAGCAGCCGCCGCCATATTTATATATTAGAAAAAGAATATATTTATAAAAATTGATTTTAATAAATATAATTACAATTATATATTTATTAAAATTATAATAATGAGTATATTGGTAGTGGTTGAATCAAAAGGTAAAATAGATAAAATACAAAAAATATTAGGTGATAAATATAAAGTTATTGCATCATTAGGACATATTATTGACCTTGACCCATCAGATATGTCGATTGATTTTGAAAAAAATTTTGAACCTAAATATAAAATTATTGAAGATAAGAAAAAAATTGTTCAAAATCTTAAAACTGCCTATAAGTCTGCATCAGATATATTGATTGCATCAGATAAGGATAGAGAAGGTGAAATGATTGCATGGTCGATATCAAAGGAATTGGGTATCCGTAATCCAAAACGAATGGTTTTTACATCAATTACAAAAAAAGATTTGTTAGATGCGATATCTAATATTGGCACAATAAATCAACATATGGTTGATTCTCAAAAAACAAGAAGATTACTTGATAGAATTATCGGATACAGTTTGTCTCCACTTGTCAGCAAAGCTATCAGTGGAGCAACAGCAGCCGGTAGAGTTATGAGTATTATTTGTAAACTTATTGTAGAAAAGGAGAATGAGATAAATGATTTTTTTAAATCAGAAACTGTTTCATATTTTAAATTTAATAGTATACTTACAAATAAAACTAATCGGTTAAAAGCATCTCTATATGATGGCAAAGAAATTGCTAAAATTCCAACATCTGATATGGCGTATGATTTGATTAAAATTCTCACCACCTCCACCTACACCATATCTGATATAACTAAAAAAACAAATAAGAGAAATCCATCTGAACCATTTATCACCTCATCATTGCAACAAGAAGCAGCAAAAAAATTAGGTTTTGTATCAGAACGAACAATGATAGCTGCACAAAATCTTTATGAAAATGGATTGATTACATATATGAGAACTGATTCAGTTAATCTTTCGGATGAAGCGATGGATGATATCGCCAAATATATTATTGAAAAATATGGAAAAAACTACTATAATAAAAAAATTTATACAAATTCTGGAGAAAATGCTCAGGAAGCACATGAGGCGATTCGTCCTTGTGATATTAATCAAGATAGTATTTTAGAATATGGTCGTATAGGGTCTGATGAGATAAAATTATATGATTTAATATGGAAAAGAACTGTTGCATCACAGATGACTCCAGCTTTGATTGACCAAACAATAATACAAATCAGTATAAGCCAAACCAAATATATTTTTAAAAATCAAACACATATTGTAACTTTTAAAGGATTTACTATAGTATATGTGTATGATGAATCTGATGATGAGTTGGATGATAAAATAACTGATGAGAATCTAATTCCAGTATTGGGTGATAGTTTAACTGCTTTAGAAATCACATCATCTGAAGAATTTCCTCAACCACCTCAAAGATATAGTGAAGCATCTTTGTTAAAAAAATTAGATAAGAATAATCTTGATATAGGTCGTCCAGCTACAACCAGTACTGCAATAAAAAAAATACAATCGGATAAAGTTAATTATGTGGTTAAAAAAGATATTAATGGAATAGATAAAACAATGATAATTTATTGTTGGAAAAAATCTGAAAATATAACTAAAAAAAGTAAGAAAATTATTATTGGAAAAGAAAAAAATAAATTTACTCCTACTCAGTTAGGAATTTATGTTAATAAATTTTTATCTGATAATTTTGAACAAATAATGAATTATAAGTTTACATCAATGATGGAAAAAAAATTAGATTTAATTGAAAGAGGAAATATTAAATGGAATGATTGTTTGAGTGAATTTTATAAAGATTTTAAACCATTAATTCAATCACATCAACAAATATGTTTAAAAAAATCATCAGATAGACTGGTAGGTATTGATTCTAAATCTGGTTCAAACATATATGCATCAAAAGGAAAATATGGAGATATGTTAAAAATTATTAACCCTAATTCTGAAAAACCAATATTTGTAAAAATAAAACCTCCTTTGACTGTCAGCACAATCACATTAGAAGATGCTTTGAAACTCACACAATATCCAAAAATATTAGGTTCTTATGAAAATAATGATGTTATTTTATCTGATGGAAAATTTGGATATTGGTTAAAATGTGGAAGTCTAACCCATAATCTATCGATGAGTTTTGAGGAAGTAGAACAAATAACATTAGATATTGCGATTAGTAAATTGAATCAAAATAAATATATTTGGCAAGGTAGTGATGACAAATATAAATATATAATTAAAGAAGGACAAAATTATGTAATGAAAATTCCTATTAAATCAAAACAAAAAATAGAATTTGCAAATATAACCGATTTATCAGATATATCTATTGAAAAAATAAAATTATTATTTAATAAATCTAGTAAAAAAATAAAAAAAAATTAATTAACAATTTTTAATTCAGAACTTTTCCACCTTTCTATTCTACCATTTGGTAATTGTCTATCTACATTAAGAGGCATCATACCAAGCGATAGTTCCATTTTTGCTATTTCTTTGGGACTCAAATTTGATATATTTTTTACCATAGGTTTTGCTCCTAATGATAATTGTCTGGTTCTATCTCCTAATAACCTGACTCTTTCAAATTTTGTCATAATAGGTTTAGTTATTCTATCATCTGGGTCAACATATAATATAGTATTTGTTCCTGTTTCCTCATCAAAAAAATAATCATCATCAAAATTATCATCTTCGGTATCTTTTGTTGATTTTTTTTTTGTAAAATTATACAAACAACCATCATCTTCCTCTAAATCTTCACCACCCTCATCATCATCTTCTTCTTCTTCTGATTCATCTTCATCTTCAATCTCATTATCATCATCCAAATTATCATCTTCTTCTACTTGTTCATCAACCTCTTCAACTTGTTCTTCTTCTTTTTCTGATATTTCTTCATCAGAATCATTTGTGTTATCAATTATCTCACTCTCACTTAAATTATCAGCTTCATCTTGATCCTTAGGTAGATTACCTCCTTTGGAAATTTTAATATCTGTTGATTTAGATGACATTTATATATATTATTTTATATAATTTATTTTTATATATTAAATCTAATAATCAATTTTTTGATAGACAAATTATTCACCTTTCCAAACACTTCTGCACTCACAACAAGTATACCAAATTTGCAATGATTCATTTTCTCTAAAAAATACAGCTTCTCTTTTTGTGTGATTTTTATGAGACTCACATTCTTTATTATTACAAATATAATTTCTTGTTCGAGGTAACACTTTAGAATTAATATAATTTTTTAATTTATCTGTATTAGTATATGATGCAGATGAATCTGAACCAATTTTTGTTATTATTAGTGTTTGAGGTTTAATAGCATTTGAATAATAACAGTTTTTACAAACATAAAATGCATTAGTATTTGTTTCATCATTTATTTCAATCATACTATTAATTTTAGATTGAATGATAGATTTTTGTTTACTATTTAATTTCTTATATTCATCTAACTCAACAATATCTTTTAATTTAATATTTTTAATATCAGAAGTAGATATAGATTGATGTGAAGTTATTTTATTTATTATACTCAAAATATCAGATGATGAGTTAGTATCTGACTCTGTATCACTAACAGATGATGGTGTATCTGTTTGCATATTTTTTATACTATTTGATGGTTTATTTCGACTAATATCTAATATATTTGAACAATTGGGACAAAACAATGATGACATTTTTATAATTTATATCTATATAACATTATTTTATGTAAATATTTATATTTCAATTTTTTATTATCTGTATAAAGTAATATAATGGAATACAACGAATATTTTTCTGGAACAGGTAGAGGTGGAGGTGGAACAGGTAGAGGTGGAGGTGGAGGTGGAACAGGTAGAGGTGGAGGTAGAACAGGTAGAGGTGGAGGTGGAGGTGGAACAGGTAGAGGTGGAGGTGGAACAGGTAGAGGTGGAGGTGGAACAGGTAGACCATCAACACCATCACCTAGCAGACCACCATCACCTAGCAGACCAGATCCACATAGAAGACCACACTATCCGAGTCGTCGCACACATCCCAATACTCGTAATTATTATTATGGTTTAAATACTTACTATGGTGGATATAGTGGTCGATACTGGTGGTTATATGATTATCCTATAGATTGGTATTATTATTTAGATTTATATCCATTACCTCCATATTGGTGGGAATATCCAGATATTCCTCAACCACCATCTGAATTTATAACAGACCATCCTGAATTATATGATATTACTAGCAGTAGTATGATGGAAACTTTTAGCACAATATCTGATAATTCTGATAAAATTTATTGGTTGATTATAATAATATTATGTTTTGTTATTGGTTATAAATTATTATTATAATAAAAATAATTTCCAATAGTAATATAATGAAATTTATAGTAAGAACTATTGTTGGTAAATATAGTAACCATACTATTATAACACATACTATTAATGCGGATATAGATGTTCTCAAACAATCAGTTGTTGCATATTTGGAAGAACATGGTGGAAAAGATGCAACAGAAAATTTTCAAATAGTTGAAGTAGACCAAATAGATAATATTCAGGTAGCAGATAAAGATGGATATCATGTATATTGTGTATCTGATAATCCAAATCGTTTATATGTATTTAAACGTTTGACAAAAGTTAATAGTGGTTGGATTACACAATCAGTCAATTATTCATGGAATCTTATCGCATATTATGATATCATATCATACGGAGGAATCAATCAAACCAGATTATCGGATACTCAAATAGTATCTGATAATCAGACAGTTGATAAAAAAATAGTTAAAAAAAATACAAATCATATATTAGCACCAATGTTTGGAAGTGTAATAGACGAATTAAAACAAAAAAAATTCTTCTTGAAAAAAAAATAATCTTATAGATTACTTTTAGTTGCTCTAATAAATTCTATTAATTTGTTAGTGCTTAATAACAAATCACTACGAGAATCATAATAAATATTTTCCAATACCATATATTCAGATTCAATATGATTACATATTCGCATACTATTTAGCATACATTGTAGTTGTTGAGAATCAGATAATTTATTTTTTGACAAATAATAATCATACATATTAGCATATTCATTCATAACTTGTTGAACTGAAAATTCTTTTTTTCCATCTTCAGACATTAATAATTTATGTTCTACTAATGTTTGTAATATTTGATAATTTTTTGCACGAAGCTCAATAATTTTATTTTGAAGATCAATAATAGATTGATTGTAAGAAGTTGTCATAGAATGTTATTATTATAATTTAATATATATTTATATGCTAAATATATCAATTTTTCTTTGAAGCTTTCTTTTTTGCTCCACCGGATTGTTTATATTTTGGTAATTCACGTTTAATGTGGTAGTCAAATAGTAATTCTAGAAACTTTGCTAAAAGTGATTTATTAAGATTAAAATAGCTTTCATATGAAACAAGTATATTTAATATATCGGATTTTTCAAATAAAAAATTAGTTATATCAATCATGATATGAACGCAATAAATAGTATAAATAAACAAAACTATTATACTTTCTAAAAATATAATTATTGATGTTGAGGATTTCTCAACATATAAATTTAGAAAAAATTATAAGTTTTTATAATAAAATAATCCTATTATTAGTAATAATAATAGTGTCAAATTTCATCACGTCTAAAAAAGTAAAATTATATTTTTTATTAAAAATGTATAATTATTATTAAAGTTTTAAGGGTTTTCACATAAGTATATGCAACTAATATATATTAATTTTTCTTGGAAGCTTTCTTTTTAGAAACTCTTTTTTTAGAAGATCTTTTTTTAGAAGATCTTTTTTTAGAAGATCTTTTTTTAGAAGATCTTTTTTTAGAAGATCTTTTTTTGGATACTTTCTTTTTTGCTCCACCTATCTGAGATTGTATTTGAAGCATTTGTTCAGATGGTCCACCTGACTGAGGTTTTCTTTGAGGCATTGGTTCAGATGGATCGTAATATATAGGTTCATGTGGTTGTGCTAGTTTAGCTGCTTGTACCAATCTGTCTCTCTCTTCTGAATTTGTTTTTTTTATTAATTCATAATATTTGTTGAAATATAATATAAAACATTCATCAATCAACCATCCAATACGTTGAATTCTAGTTCCTAAAAATCTTTGTTCTGGACTGTTACTTTTATTTATAATCTTCTCACCATACATAGCATAAAATTGGGTTTTTATATTTTCTTTTTCAGATTCTTCAAAACCAGGATAGTATCTTAATTTATCAGCAATAGTAAATTTTACAATTGACTCATACACATCTTTTTCAGATACCTCTTTTTCCACAGTTACCTCTTGTGCCGCAGCTGACATAATATTTACTTATATAAAAAAAAATTGAATTATATTAATTTAATTAAAATTCTATATAATATTTCAAATTATATATAAATTTATGGCTACAACTAATATTATGACTCAGAGTTTGGACAAAGATATAATTGAGTATGTGGAATTTATGAAATCACATATGGTAAATAAAAAATTAAATCCTGATGCTATCATAACACATACTTTGATGGGACCACTTGCAACTGGTATTAGTGGTGCACAATTCAAAGGAGCATATAGTATAACTGGGTTAGATTATGAAAAATTTATGAATATGTATAAAAAGATAATCTCAAAAGATTTGTTAAAACTACATATTGTAGAGAGACCATCTTATTATGGACCAGTAGTTGTGGATATTGATTTTAAAACAACTCATAAAGAAAGACAATATTTGGATAAACATATATCATATATTACTAGTGTGTTTAATAATTTATTTTTAGAACATCTAAGTATTGATAAAAAACTAATCAAAGCATTTGTGTTTGAAAAACCAGAACCTACACATGAACCATCAAAAAATTTGTATAAAGATGGATTTCATATCATTTATCCAGAAATTCCAATGGATGTTCCAAAAAGATATTTTTTCTTTGATAAAGCCAAACAACAAATAGTGAGTGATGATGGTTTTCAAGATATACCACATAGCAATACATATGATGAAATTTTAGATGTATCAGTGATTAATAATAATGGTATATTGATGTATGGTTCGCATAAAGAAGGACGTGACCCATATTCACTCACAAAAATATACCAGCATAATATGAAGATTGATAAGACTGATAATTACGATACTGAAGAATTGGTATCGGTGTTATCACTTAGAAGATTTTCTGAAGAAGATAATACAGAATTTAAAAAGAAATATCATTCTGATAAATTTATTGATGAATTTAATTCAATTGTAGAAAAATATATGAGTAAAAAAAAATCTAAAGTTGTTGATGAAGATGTGATGGAAAAAGTTATAGAAAAGGTAGAAAAAGAATATATAGCTTATAAGCCATCCAATTCATCTGATACAGAGATGGCTAAAAAGTTTGCAAAATTGTTATCAGTAAAGAGAGCAACAGAATTTAATGATTGGGTGCGTGTATGTTGGGCGTTGCATTCAATTAATCCAAATGAGTTATTACCAACATTTATTGAATTTTCAAAAAAATCAAAAACAAATTTTGATAAAGCAAAGTGTATTGAAATATGGGAATCTGCATATATTGGAACATATACAATTAGCACCATACAATGGTGGGCAAAACAAGATAATCCTGAAGAATATGCTAAAATTGTTAGAGAACAAGTTCGTGGATTAATTAATAAAGCTGACTCTGGAACACATGATGATATTGCTAATATTGTTAAAGAAATGTATGAACATATTTATGTGTGTGTGAGTATACCAAAAAATATATGGTATGAATTTCAAGGACATCGGTGGGTAGCAGTTGAAGCTGGATATACTTTGCAAAATAAAATATCTGATGAATTAACTAAAGAATTCTTCATTTATAATTCTTATTTATTTGCTGAGTGTGCGGAAAAAGAAGGAATTGATAGAGATGAATGTTTGAAGCGAAGTCAAAAAGTTAATAAAATTTGTGATAAATTAAAAACAACAGGCTTTATTGAATCAGTCATTAAAGCTTGTGCGAGAAAGTTTTATCAAAAGAAATTTGAAGAATCATTAGATACAAAACCACATTTGATTGGATTTGACAATGGTATTTATGATTTGGATAATGGATATTTTCGTGCTGGTGCTCCAGATGATTTGGTTAGTATGAGCGTTGGATATGATTATAAAGTATTTGACCCAAGGGATCAGACAATTATTAAAATACAAGAATATTTTAAAACAGTTCAAAAAGAAGTTGAAATTAGGGATTATGTGTTGAGATTATGTTCGAGTTTTTTAGATGGATATATGAAAGACCAAAAACTTATGGTATGGACAGGTTCAGGATGTCATGCAGCTGGTGAAGAAATTATTATGTTTGATAAGAGTATTCGTAAAGTTCAAGATATTAGACTTGGAGATAAAGTGATGGGAGATGATGGAAGAGAAAGACATGTATGTGCTACCTATACTGGAAAAAGGGTAATATACAATATAGCCCCATATTGCTTAAAAGATAATCATAAAGAAAGTTCAATTAAAGTTACTGGTAATCACAGATTAGCACTAAGATGTCATTATCAACCAAATATCAGCACCACGTATGATGATACATGTGATAAAATAATATATTGGGTAAATTATCATGAATATTTGGAATTGGGACCAGTGAGTGTATCAGTACACTTTACTGATATGATGGTAGCAACAAAATATTTACAAGATTTAGATTGTAATCCATCGGTTATCAAATATGGAGATATTATTCCTGTAACGGTTGATAGATATATGCAAACAGATAGAATGATTTCAAAAAATTATTGTTTGGTTAAAACAGCATTTGATTTTGAGAATATGACAACACCTAATGGGTCAAATTATATGTCAATGAATTATGATATGACATTTATTATTCAACCAATGCTAGATATTCAAAAATTTTATGGATTTGAGATTGATGGAAACAAACGATATATTTTGAAGAATAGAATTATTAGTTATAATTCAAATGGTAAATCTACTACAATTGATTTGGTAAATATGACACTTGGTGATTATGGTGGAATGCTTCCCACTACAATTCTGACAAGAAAGCAAGGTTCATCAAGTGGTGCTACACCTGAATTAGCAGACAAGAGAGGCAAACGATTTCTAGTCATTCAAGAACCAGATGGATCAGATATAATTTATGTTTCACTGATGAAACAATTTACAAGTGGTAATGACCCTATTCAAGCCAGAGCGTTATATGGTAATCCATTTGTATACAAACCTCAGTTTAAGATGATTCTTACTTGCAATGTGTTACCAAATATTCCTAGCACTGATGGTGGAACATGGAGACGATTGAGAGTTACACCGTGGGATACTGAATTTGTAGATGGAAAGCCAAAAGAAGCTCATCAACACAAAAAAGACCCTGGATTGATTGAAGAAATGAAAAAATGGTGTCCAGCATTTATTTGGATGCTACTCAATATTTATTATCCAAAATATAAGAAATTACCTGAGGAGGGAGGAGGATTACAAGAACCACCGCAAGTAACAAAGTATACAAATATGTATAAAAAAGATAGTGATGTATATTTAGAATTTTTAGACCAACATGTTGAGAAATCAGACAATCAGACAGATACCGAACAGCTGAATCTGTTATATGGAATGTTCAAAGGATGGTATATGGAAGCATATAATAGTAAGAGTATACCACCTAGAAAAGAATTTCAAGCATATTTGACCAAAGCAGGGTTTGTAATTATTAAGAATGTAATTAATGGTATCCGAATGATTGATCCTGATAAAAGTTAAATATTTTTGTTTATTGAGTGATTTTTGATTATATAAATATTTATTATTTTTAATTCATCTAATAATATATATGCCTAATTATTTGTATGATATCAAATCAAAAAGTATACAAAATATAAAATCACATATGGTATTTGAAAAATTATATTTACAAGAAGTAAGAATTCCAACACTCGATGATACAAAAAATACATCAATAGACTTTTTTAAAAATTATGAGAAAGCAATAAAAAAAATAAAAAAATCTATATCGAGACTTGAGTATTCGGTTCCACTCTACGATATTGTATCAGAAAATATTTATCTGATTGATAGATATCAAGTTAAAAATAAAGTAGTTGATGAATCATATAGATTTCCAGACCGAGAATTGTTAGAAGAAATATCTGATAAACAAAATATTCTAAAAAAATCTAATTCGTCAGATCCTTTGCAAGTAAGAAAATTAAAAAAAATACAATTAATGTTAGAATTTATCAACTCATTTGATTTAGATATATTGTATGATACATATATACGTGTATATTACAAATATTCATCAGATGTTGGATATGAAACTACAACTTGTATCCGCCCTTCCTATTCAAAATATATGTATCATCTCAAACCATATATTTCGAGAAGTGAGATTATCAGCACTGCATATAATATGGGTATTAGTCTGAAGAGAAAACCAGATACATCGTATAGTGTTAGTGAGATTAATAATATGTGTAGTTTGGTTCAATCAAATGAATTTACAAATAATATGTTGGTTACACATAAGAATCATATTGTTGGTTTGGATAGTATTGGATTAGTTCAGTATTATACGCTACATGGTAGTTTTTTTATCAATCAGTATTTACGAGGCATAACAGAATATAAAGAAGCAAATGAATATTTGGAACAAGTGATTGAGCCAATGTGGAAGTTAGTTCTAAGTAGTCCTGCATTTGATAAAAAATATATTTTGTATAGATTTATAAGAAATGATGACTATTTGAAAGATGTTGAGGTGGGGTCTGAATATGTGGAGAAAGGATTTATGAGCACTACCAGAGACCCATATTATCGTTCTGACTCATATGGTTTTGGATATATATTGATTAAGATAATTATGCCTGCAAATGTGATGGGTGTGGCTTTATCCGTAGAAACTATTTCATATTTTCCAGAAGAACAAGAAATAATATTTCCTCCTAAATCAAAATTTAAACTTATTACTCGTGATAATAATGTTATATATCACAATAAATCATTCGAATCAAAAATTAAAACAAAGTATGAGTTTGAATGGGTGGGAAATAATCCGATTATATTTGATAGAAAATCTCGTGCTATTTTGGCAAAACAAATTAATTTTATAGAATTAGTAAGTAAACCAACAATCACACTGGAAGAAAAAATACAAGAATTTGTGCAAAATAATGTTTCTGATATGAATCAATTTAATATAAAAATTGGAGATTTAGATTTAGTTGTAAGAGTTGAGTGGTATGATAGCACAACTGCTTATAAAAATTTTTATGCTATTCAAACAAATCATGGATTTTCAATATATACATTTTACAAAAAATATATATTATTTTTTATTGAAATAGCTGAGAATCAACATGTTCGACAAATGCATGTAAATTATCATTTAAAATATAGTATGTGTGATAAAGAAAAAGTAGTAAGTGATGCAGATATGATAAAATTTATTGCATCTATCTCACATTATTTTAACATACAGAAAGTCATGTTATATGCGACTCATACTAATTGCCAAAAAAATATGTATCAAAATGTTAATTTGTCAGTCAAACAAAGAAATTTTGAAACAATCAAACAAACTACCACACTGCCTAATATGGATGAGATGCTGGGTGGTAGTTATTGTGTGGATATTTATCAATATATTAAAAATAAAACAAAAAAATATTCAGATAATATTGGAATAGAATTATATCCTAAATTTTCATATTATGAGATTGATGGATTGCATAATATATCTCCGCAAACAGTATTATCAAAAGATGATAGAGATGATGTGTATCAAATATATGAAAAGTATTATATGATACAAAAAAATGTAAATTCAATTGCTGACTTTTATGTATGGTTGGTAGATAATAAATGTCATTTGATAGATATATTTGTATCAAAAATAGACAAAATATTCCCTGATGGTAGTCCATTTAAAAATACAATGTATTTGTTTGACTCACATGCATATTTGTATAATCGTAATATCATACAATCATATCCTACCTATATGAGAATAGATAAATAAATTATAATTTATATGCTAATAATATAATGATAAGTAATACCAATAATATTATTATATAAATAGATTTATCAGAATCAGTTTGATTAAATTTTTCTATCTGATTGTCTGGTTTTATGTGAGGTTTATTAGCAAACCATGGTTTTGATGATTCAGATAAACCAACATATCTACCTCTATAACCACCCCATAAAAAATTTGATTCAGATGTATCTTTTTCATCAGGATTCCAATTTTGTTCATCTGTATCTTTTTTATTTTCAGATACAGATGAGTATGATGATAATTCATCATTATATGCTTTAAAATTATTAATCATATTTTCTTGAATATTATATTGTGGTATCTGATTATTAGGAGATATCAAATTAAAATCTGTAATATATTCTGCATATTTTTTATTAATCATACCAATTTTATTTAGATTAGGTTTATCTCCTTTGTTTACAAACACACAATACATACCAGTATAATATTTATTATTACTAATTGGTATCAGCAGACTACCACTATTAAACTTTTTAATCTCGACATATGATGATGGGATGACTGAATTATTTTTATTTACCAATATGAGTTTTTTTGGTAAATAATTTTTTCTACATACTACATCACCAATAGGAATATAATTATGTGCATTTATATTATTATCTGTTAATAATTTTTTTATATTATGAGTATTATATTCATAATATATATGATTTTTATCAGTATTAGATATTTTTGTTAAAAAATTATTTATATTTACTTCTGAAATAACAATAAATTTGGTATTGGGTGATATACTGTATCCTAATATATCAGATATATTAACCATTTGTATAATATGTATCGAAATAAAAAATATAATATTTTGTTTATTTGTATCAACTAATAATTGTAAAAAAATTGAAATATTCAAATATTTAATAAACATAATACTAAAATATTATATACTTACATATTTAACTATGAGTGGCGTTATATACTTCAACAACAAACGTAATCTTTATGGAGATTTTGATAAATATTTAAAACAACAGTCTCAACATCTAAATTTTATTAATCATCCAGGATATGGGGGTCTGAACTTTGATAGTTCTGGCACAAATGGATTAGGATCTGGTGGTTCTAACTCTATTAATTGGAACATAAGTGGTCTAATGCCTACTCCACAGAAATATTTGTGTCGTGAAAATCCCTATTCTCCCTGATCATCTTGATCTCCTAATGTTTCATCTTCTCTAAACATTGCATGATCATCTGATTGATCGGTACTATTTAGTGTAAGCATTAGATCTTTATTGGTAATTATTGGGATTGGAGGAAATGTCTCTAGAAATGTCATAATAAGTTTTTCTATTGATTCATCATCGGGTATTTCGAAATTTTCATCTGTTAGGGCATTATACAACATAGTATAGATTTCAAAATCTTTTTCTGTATCAAGAATTTTCTCATATACATCTTCACCATTAGTATTTTTACCATCCAAAAATAAATAAATTGGAAATTTTATTAAAAATAAGGGAGGAACATCATTCCATGTTTTAATTTTATGTTTTACAAAAAATAAGTCATATATTTTTGGATATGTGTATGACTTTTCACTAATAAATATATTTTTATGCTGATTTTTATATTCTATAGTTCTATTAGACTCATAGGTTTCTTTTTGAACCTCTGAAGAATAATTTATCAGTTCTTCTTTATCAGTATTTATATTTAATGTTTGTTCTTCTAATACTTTATCAATATCTTTTTTAATATTTTCTAATTTTTGTATCTCTGATAATAGTGATTGATCTGATTGATTTTCTAAATCTACGACTGACTGATTTTCTGGAACTATGTTTGATTGATTTTCTGAATCTAAGACTGATTGATTTTCTGAAACTATAGAATTAATTGATTTAAATAATGATTCTTTTGTTAAATTATTTGTTGCATTTTTTATTAAGTTTAAAAAATCATCAGCTTGTTGCTTAGATAGTTCAATTTTATTATCAGATACTGGTTTGATATCAGATACTGGTTTGATATTAGATTTGATTTTGTTATCATATACAGATTTGTTGGTAAATTCTGATTTGCTGATATCTGAATGTAATCTAAATAATGCAGATAATACGGTTAGCTTATGAGGATTTGATGAATTTGTATAATATTTTGTTTCACTTAATGAAAAAAATGACATTACATCAGACATATTAATATGATAATAATCAGATACTAGTATCAAACTATTTATATTTCTCTTAAAATACATCTTATCAACTATTATATTATTTTTTCTATTACCCAACACAACATCAATATATAATTCATCCATAAATTTATCAAAATGAATCTTAGAGAAATTTTTCTGAATGTATATCATCACATCATATAAAAAATCCACCATACAAGTATCTGATAATATGATATTTGATTCTCTGTAAAATGTAAAAATGTATTCTGATTTGGACATTATATAATTATAAGTCATATATATCTTTATATCTAACAATCTTATAAAAATTGATATTATGTTAGATTGTATATAAAAGATAATTTGGTTATATTATTTAATATATGGTAAAAATTGATGCAGAACAAACAAATACTACTAATATGATAAAAAAATTATCAGACAGTATAAATTTACTTGTTGAAAATAATACATCTATTATGAAAAGATTAGATGCATTAGAAAAACCTCAATCAAATGAAACAAATTTATTTGAAAAAATACTTGTCCAACATTTGAATAATATGAGTAGTAGTGAAAAAGAGGTTGATGAAGAATATTCAGATGATGAGTATGATTTATCAGCATCTATATATGATAATACTGTATATGATACTAATAATACTGTATATGATACTAATAATACTCAAGATATAGAATTCAAACAATTAGATATAAATTTATCATCATTAAAAGATTTAATAGAACTTGGAAATAAATACAAACATATGTTTGAGACTAGAAAAAAAAGAAGAATGTTAAAAAATGAACCTATTAGTAATTATGGAATTAATTTAAAAATAATAGTTGACCTAATAGTTCCTCTAACTAAATTATCTAATATGATTGGTATGAAAAAAGTAAAAGAACAAATATTTGAAATGATAATTTATTATCTGCAAGAATTTGAAAAACAAAATCAAAATATGTTACATGCTGTGATTGAAGGACCACCTGGTGTTGGTAAAACAAAACTTGGTAAAATATTAGCACGTATTTATTGTGCATTAGGTATTATTAAAACATCTAAATTTAAATATGTAAGAGCTACTGATTTGATTGGAGAACATATTGGAGCAACCAAACATATGACACAAGAATGCATTGATGAAGCTGATGGTGGTGTACTATTTATAGATGAAGCATATGCGTTGAGTTCTTCAGATACAAAAGACCCATATGGAAAAGAATGCATTGATACAATTAATTTTAATTTGTCAGAGAATAAGAAAAAATTAATCATCATAATTGCTGGATATTCTGACCAGTTGGAAAAATATTTTTTTTCTTTCAATCCTGGATTGGAGAGAAGGTTTCCGTTTAGGTTTAAAATTACCAAATATTCATCGGATGAATTAAAAGAAATTTTTATAGATAAATTAAAAAGATTTGGATGGAAATTAAACAAAGAGGTATCTGAAAACAGACTTATAGAATTTTTCAAAGAAAATCATAAAAAATTTCCTAATTTTGGTGGCGATATAGAAAATTTTGTCAAGAGTTGTCAATTCACTCATGCAAAAAGAGTATTGGGAAAAAATCCTTTGTATAGAATGAAACTAACGATGTCAGATATTATTATGGGTATGGAAAGATTTGAAAGTAATCAAAAACCTAAGGAAGATACTTCTATAAGAGATAGTATGTTATTATAATTTATTTATAAAAAATATATTTTCATAAATATATACATATAGTATGAATTATAAATATCCGCCATTATACAAATATATATTTCTTTTTTTTGTCATATACATGTTTTTTAAACATCAAAATATAATGGATTCACAAAAACTATTATCAAATTCTATTGCGATTGTTTGTATGCTCATCATATTAGATTATGTATTGATAAAAAATCATCCACATATTATTGATAATCAGAAAATTAAATCAAATAAAAAACATAAATCAAAAAAATCTAAAAAAGTAGAAAAATTTGAAGATGAAGATACACAAGAATCTGATGATTCGGATAAATCTGATGAATCAGATGATAATCTTAATGATTTGTATGAATAAATTTAATATATTGTGATAGATGGTTGGTTATCATAAACTTTATCATATATGTATTTTTTATCTGAATCTGTGGGTAATATATCATTATCTGTGAGTGATATATGATTATCTGTGGGTGATATGATGTTATGATTGGTATCTGGCAATGATAACATTTTTTGAGTATATAAATTTTTGTTAAAAATAAGAAATCCTACAAACACACATACAGTTATTGGTATGATAATCATATAATAATTCATTATACTATAATTTGATAAAAAATTGAAATAATAACAGTATAAAGAATATTTATATTATTATGTAGTATTATTTTATGCAGTCTATTCAAAATACTCTCAAAGAATTTGTAGGTAAAGAAAAACCACAAATTCCACAACAAGTTTTAGCAATTGATGATATGATTTCAAAATTATCCGATGATATTAAAAAAATTCATTCTGATACATCAAAATTATCAAAAGATGAAATTAGTGAAAAATTTAATACATATAGAAATTGGTGGTGTGCACTTAATTCTCTATCAATCAAACTAGATAAATATTCAACTGATATTTATTCGAATATAAAAAACATACACGAAACATATTTGGCTAAATATAATAAAAATAATACAAATATATTTCAATCTGATAGTATTCAAACAGATGATAAACCTGTATGTGTACAAACAACTAATCAACCTATTAAAAAATCTGTAATAAAAAAAACAACTAGGAAACCAGTCAAAGCAGATGAGCCGGTTGATAAATCTGTCAAATCAGATGAGCCGGTTGATAAATCTGTCAAATCAGATGAACCGGTTGATAAATCTGTCAAATCAGATGAACCGGTTGATAAATCTGTCAAATCAGATGAACCGGTTGATAAATCTGTCAAAGCAGATAAACCAAAATCAACACAACCAAGCAACAAATCAGTTAAAACTGATAAACCAACCAAACCTGAAAAATCAGTTGAAACGAGTCAAGAATTATCCAAAACAGAGAAACCCAAAAAGGTTAAAAACGTTAAAAATTGATTTTTTTATTTTATGCTACTAGTATGATTATATTGTATTATTTATGATTAAGATTAAAATAAGAAATGATGTAGCTGGTATTAATTTTAATAATATTGATAATAATATTGAACTTAAAAAATTTTTATGCAAAGAAACTCCAATAAATGATTATCAGATAAATAAATCAAATAATAAATCTCACAATACACATTTACAAAACATATCTATTGATTCTAAACAACATAATAATAAGAATTATGATAAAAATCTTAATAAAACTTATAATGATGCATATTTATATAAATTAAATAATACAAATAAGATTAATAAAAAATTGATTTTTAGACATTTAGATGACAAGCATATGTTCAATGAATGTTATCATATACAATAATGGAAAAACAGACAATAGAAAATTATATTACTCTTAACAAGAAATTTGATTTTTTAATCAATATAATCAATCAATCTAAAAAAAATTTAGACACAATTATGGAAATTGGTAATAATAAAATAATTTTATCAAAATTTAATATGATTGATAAAGCAATCAATTATATTAATATTAGGAATTTAATAAAAATATTAGTAGTTGATGATGATACAAAAGATAGTGATTCTGATGCAAAAGATAGCGATTTTGATGAAAAAGATAGTGATTCTGATGTAAAAGATATTGATGAAATAGATATTGAGTTTGATAAAAAACAAAAATTTATTCAACTAATAGGTGGTTCTAATACACAGTCTTATTCTAATATGCAGTCTGATTCTAATATACAGACAGATAATTCTCAACAAGCAACAAATACAGATTCTGATACAGAATCAGAATATGAGTTTGAAGAAGCAGGTAATATTATTGTTGCTGATTTTATGATTAGTATGATTGATGAACTAGATTTAATAAGACAAAATAAAAATTTAAGAATTGAAAAATATGATTCCGATTAATTTATTTATAATAAAAATTGAATACAAATAATATAAATACAAATAGTATATTATATGTATTAATAAAAAAATGAATCAAATTGAACAAAATCCTAAAAAATATGCCGAATCGTTATCAGTAAAAGAATTAGTAAAATTATTAAAAAAATATTCAGATGCATATTATAATACTGATATATCGCTATCAGTAAAATCTAATACTAAAAAATATATTGTGTCAGATAAAGTATTTGATGTGATGAAAGAAGTATTAGAATCAAGAGACCCAACAAATAAATTTCTCAAACAAGTTGGTGCACCAATAAAAATAAATAAAGAAAAAATAACTCTTCCATTTGAAATGGGTTCACTTTCAAAAATTAAATATGAGAGTGGTGATGAAATTAATAAATTTTTATTAAAATATAGTGGACCCTATGTTGTGAGTGATAAATTAGATGGAGCATCAATGCAACTTTATAAAGATAGTTTGGGAAAAATTCATTTGTATTCTAGAGGTGATGGTGTGGTAGGACAAAACATATCATATTTATTAGATAAGTTTGTATCAAAAGATATTTTACAAAATATTCCTTCAAATACAAGTATAAGAGGTGAATTAATTATATCAAAAAATAATTTCAAAAAAATATCAGATAGAATGAAAAATGCTCGAAATACTGTATCAGGATTGGTAAATAGTAAAAATATAGATGAAGAAGTAGCACAAATAACTCAATTTGTCGTATATGCTGTTATTTCACCCAGATATGAGCAACAAAAACAAATGGAACTATTAAAAAGTTGGGGATTTGATGTAGTTGAGTATAAGAAGACCAATAAGTTAGAATTAGATGATTTGAAAAAATATCTTTTGGAAAGAAAAAATAAAAGCAAGTTTGAAATAGATGGTGTGGTATGTGTGGATGATTCGCAGATTTATCCCCATACAGGAGGATATCCTGATCATGCTTTTGCTTTTAAAATGGTTAATCCGGATGAGGTGGTAGAGACAATTGTAAAGGAGGTATTGTGGGAACCATCAAAAGATGCATATATGAAACCACGTATTAGAATTCAACCAGTAGAGCTTACCGGTACAACTGTCGAGTATGCGACAGCATTTAATGCCAAATATATATTAGATAATTGTATTGGAAAAGGAACCAGAATAAAAATTACAAGAAGTGGTGATGTGATACCATATATATTGGAGGTATTGACAAAATCTGATTCAGGAAAACCACAAATGCCTGAATCAGATTGTGTGTGGAATAAATCTGGTGTAGATTTAATTATAAATCTTGATTCAAATGGTGTGGCTAAAAATATAGTTAGAATAAAAATTCTAACAAGATTTTTTGAAAAAATTGGAGTAGTGGGATTGGGTGAGGGAATTGTGACAAAACTTGTTGATAACAAATATGATACAATTGAAAAGATTCTAACCGCTAAAGAAAAAGATTTAATTTTAATTGAAGGATTAGGTAAAAAAATTGTAACCAAAATATATACTGATATCAACAGAGCTTTTGATACTATCCGATTAGAAACATTTATGTCTGCGAGTAATATGTTTGGAAGAGGATTAGGTGAGAAGAAGTTAAAAGAGGTATTGAATAAATTTCCTGATATTATGAATTTGAATTGGAATACTGAACAAATGAGGGAAATGATTCAAACTGTTCAAGGATTTAGCACAATATTGACTGATTTGTTTGTTGATGATTTTCCTAAATTTATAAAATTTTATTCAGATATATCAAAAATAAAAGATTTATCTAGATTTAAATCAAATGTCATTTTGGAACCAACAAATAATATGTTGGCTGAACAAAAAATTGTATTTACTGGATGCAGACCATCTGCAGAATTGGAACAAAAAATTACAAGCAGTGGTGGTAAAATAATTAGTTCGGTTTCATCTAAAACAACTATTTTGGTACATGCTGATGATTCAGATACATCATCAGTAAAATTTATTAAAGCCAAAGAATTAGGTATTCGGATAATAAGTATGAGTGATTTTGTTACAAAATATAAATTAAAAAATTGATTTTTTTATCATATCATAATATAGTAAATCTATTTATCATATAATAATGAATAAAATGATTAATATTGGTGGAGATGTTGATGATAAATTCTACAGATACAAAATGCCTGAAGTTATATTAGGTGCTCAAGGAGCAGGTCAAATAATGACATTTACTAATATTGATGCAGTCTCAAAAGCTCTGAGTAGAGATACAAAATTATTAACAAAATATATAGGTAAAACACTTGGAACCAAAGCAGAATATAAAAAAGATACAATGATGACTATGATACAAAAAAGAGATTTAACAAAGGATATCTTACAAGGAGTTGTATACAAGTTTATCAAACAATATGTGTTATGTGGTGGATGTAAAAATCCAGAAACTATTTATACTGAGACAAAAAAGGGAGTTGAATTGTCATGTATGGCGTGTAATCATACTACTATTACTGATAAATAGATTTTTGTTTATAATAATATAAAGACTTGAATTCTAATAATACTTATAAGCATCCTTATTATGACAACAACTCGATCAACAAGTATTAAAACAACTCGATCAAAGAGAAAGAATGATTTTTTTGCAGATAATACGGTACGTTCTAATAAAAAAAATAAATTAGATGAGCAAATAAATAAAATTACAACTACTAAAAAAAATGATTTTGTTATATTTTCTCCAGAATTTAAATTACCTCCTCCAACAAAGACAAAAAAGAGTTCATTATCTCAATGTCCAAATCCTATGTGTGATCATATGACTGTTGAAGAAAATCCTAGTTTGATTGAAGTTCCTCAATTACAATCTATTACTAATATTACGGATTTGATTGAATTAGGTAAATCATTTCATTGTAAAAAGAATACAACATATTGCGGGATTAATCTAAGAATTATGTGTAAATTAGTTTCTCCTCTCAATGAACTCAATCAGATGGTTGGTATGCAGAGTGTAAAGCATCATATGGTTGACCAAATTTTGTTTTTTCTTCAAGGATTTAATGTTAATGATAAATGTGGTAAATGCACTGAGTGTAATTTTGGATTGCAATGTGTTGCTGGAAATAATGAGATGCTTCATACAGTTATTACGGGACCTCCTGGAGTTGGTAAAACTGAATTGGGTAAAATTCTAGGAAAAGTATACAAAGAAATGGGAATACTCTCAACTGGAACATTTAAACTTGTAACAAGAGCTGATTTAGTTGCTGGATATTTGGGACAAACTGCAATCAAAACACAGAAAGTCATTGATGAAGCCAAGGGTGGAGTATTATTTATTGATGAAGCATATTCATTGGGAAACTCTGAACAAAGAGATTCATTTTCAAAAGAATGTATTGATACGTTGAATCAAAATTTATCTGAAAAAAGAGATTTTTTATGTATTATTGCTGGATATAAGGATGCTTTGGATAAATGTTTTTTTTCTTATAATGATGGACTAAAACGTAGATTTACATTTAAGTATGAGATTAGTGGCTATAAGGGTGAAGAGTTATTGGATATGTTTGAAAGAAAGATTCGAGCGATTGATTGGAAGATTGATTGGGAGTCAGATAAGGAGGTGGTGAGAGATTTATTTTTAAAAAATGTTAATAGATTACCTAATTATGGTGGTGATATTGAGACTTTGGTATTGAATTGTAAGATTGCTCATAGCCGAAGATGCACAATGAAAACTGCTGATACATTCAGACATTTAACTGCTGATGATATTAAAAATGGATTTGAATTATTTTTAGAAAGTCGAAAGAGTGGAACCAAACAACATATTAGTGTTTACTAGATAATTTTAGATTTATTTATTTCAACAATCAAACATATATGTTTTGTGTCTGATTGATTATTCTCAATATATGGATGGTCTTTGGTGATTACTTTATATTTTTTTACTGTATCTTCATATCCTACAAGCATAATTACAATTTTTATTTTATTTTCTTCTATATGATTTAGTAGAATCTTATGGGGTTCAATTATTACAAAATAAGCATCAGATATATCTTCACATTTTCTAACTTTATTAAGAATACGTGGGCATTCTGTCATATTTTGCATAACAATTTGATTATTTATAATAAGTGGAAAATATTTATCACCATATACTTCTACCCAACCATTTGATATTTTGGTTAGCTCCATTATTATATCTGGAATGCTTTCTATAATATCTGCCACACATAATAAGGTTTGAGATGGAGGAGAATCTGTTTTGTCAGGTTTGGATATGACGGATTTTGCAAATAATTTGATGTTGTGATATATTATCACACATATAATAAGTATAACAAATACTAATATACGATTTCTCATTATATCTAACATATAAAAATAAATTTATATTGTTTGGTTAGCAATAATATAAACTTTTTATATTGGTGGTATTAAGTCTTGGAATTTGACAATATTATATAATAATCATATATGTCTAATAGTCTATATAGGGTATAAAAAAATTGATTTTTTTAATTGCTTATAATCTTTATTATAAAGATATTACTACATAGAAATATACAGAGAAAACGATCAATTTAAACATGGCAGAGCCGACTAATTTTTGCCAAGCCCTTGAACCTGTACTCTTTCTTACATGGCGAGATGCATACGATAAGGATGCTGTGAACAGAGGACAGATGACAGAGATGGGCAATGCGATTTGTTGCCTGCGTTGTTGCCAAAACCGGCCTCAGGAATTTGCTCAGGTGGCTTATACTAGCCTCTTTAAAGGTGTTAGTCCTTTATGGAAGATTCCGTTGCGGAAGTTGCAGTCAGATGAACTGCCTTTGACCTTCGAACTTTGCCCACTCTGTTGTGAGTGTGGCACTAGGGTGTACCCGCAGGAAATGAGGAAGTTTGCACAGGATGCTCGACCTATGATTTCACGTGTACTCATAGCGCTGCGTGATATTTCAGTGGCAGAAAATGAAGCTGCTAACGTAGCTGCTATTGAAGCAAGCAGGCTCGAGTCTCAACAGCGTAAGCGCGAACAAGAAGAACGCGAGAAAAGACAAGCCGCTGAAAATTTGATATTTCGTGCGTGGCGAGATGCAGACGAGAAGGCCGCAGGGGACGAAACCAATAACATTTTCACGATGGCAGCAAGCGCAGCCGCTGCGGGATCTGGGGGTGGACTTGAGCCGTGCGTTTCCGCTTCCTGCAACGGAAGACTGAAGAGGGGTGTTAGACAGGGATTATGTGGGTTGTGTAGATAGAGGGTTAGTTACTATATTTTTTTTATTGTTTATGGTTTAGGGAAGGGATTAAAATATTTAAGAACTGTACTATAAACAATCTTCTAATTTTATTACATTTCAAAAGCCTTATTATATATTTCAAAATTCAGGAATTTTAACTAAAAATGGTTAAAATTAATTATTTAAAAATATAATACTATTAGGTTAATTAAATTTTTAGAAAAACATATTAGAGGAAAATATAAGAATAAATTAATTATTTTGAATAATGCGAGTAGTCATAGAAATTAAAGAAATATATTACAAAAGTAATTAGTAAAATATAAAAATATTTTCAAAGATGCTTATGAAAGACCATAAAAATATGTAGCGAAAAAATAAAACAATAAAAGTTAAGAAAAACTATTTATAAAATCGGCATTTGAAATGTAAAAAGGTGTAAGATATGTTTCTTTGACTTGTGTTAGTTAAATTATAATAATTTGTAAAACTACTGTAATTATTATATCTAACATATAAAAATAAATTTATATATTTGAAAACTTATGTTTGAAACTTATGTTTGAAACTCCTAATAAAATATCAATTCCAAATATAATAATATTATATGGCATATACGAACACACAATTACTTGACCCAATTGGTGCTTTGGCTCGTGTGGGTATGTTGGAAAGATGCCCACTAAAAACTAAATTAAGAATAACTGACCATACACTTCAACTTGTTCATGATAGTTTTCAAGAAAGAGTATTTTTTAGACCATTTTTTTATAAAGATAGTAATGAAAATATAAGCGGATTGTATGCAGCGGTTATAATATTTATTGAAACATTTTTAGTTAAGAAAAGTGATGTAAAACAATTTGGATTTGGTATAGATCCAACTGCATCTGATGAGAAATTAAAAGCAAGTATACTCCGAATATCTCAATGTTTTCGAAGAGGAGCTTCTAAATTACAAGAAACATATAATTTTAATAATGGTGTATTTGCATTACAATTTTTTTGTAATTTATTAAAAAGTGCGGAATCTGCACATTATGATAAATCATTATTACCAAAACATTTGGCTGATGTGTCATCTAGTTCATTGCTTGATGAGGTAAAAATAAAACAAATATGGAAACCTGAATTAATTATCGCATTAGGAGATGCTTTACATGCTTGCTCAATCACTCAAAATCAGGCTCTGGTTAATTCTGAGATAAGCAAGATAGAAACATTATTAAATGATAGAGAAACAGAGTTTCAAAAATTAGTTCAATCGATGACAAATCTTACAATCAATGCACCCAAAGTAGATTCTCAACCAAATACAATGTTAGATTCTGGAATATATTCATCAGATGAATAAAAAATTGAATATATGTATATATTATTATACTCTATACAAAATATATATTACTTTTTAAAAATATTGTTATCATGTGTAAGTGTGAAAACTCGATGTGCAAGGGGTGTCATGGTTGCGGTGTTGCTAACTGCAATGATTTTGGTTCGCCAACATGTGGTGCCAGAGCTCGAACTAAAGATGAGTTTGATCGCGAAGAAAAAGCTCGCAAAAGAGCCAAACTGCAAGCTGAGCTTGATAAGCTTAAGGCTCACCAGAAAGCTCGTGCTGTCGAGGAAGCCAAACTGCGAGCCGAAGTTAAAGAAAAAAGAGATAGGTTGATAGAGGCGAGAGGTGGTGTTCAAGTGTGCTTTTCTACTCCAGATGTGAGGACTTTTAATAAAGAGTCACCAGCAGCAGATGTTGGCAAGCCCAAGCCCAAGCCCTAACAAGTATTTGCAAATAGGATTTTTTTTTTATTGTATATATTATTTCTATTTGTAAATTAAAAAAATTGAAATAATATAATCTGATACGCATAATATTATTTTTATAGTATTCTAATGGAATTATCAGACGAACAAAATAAAATCATA